TAGAGGTTTTACCCCCTACCCTAAGTATTTACTATGCTGTTTCTAAAGCAGCTTTATCAGTAGCGAAATCACCAGTAACAAAAGCGGTACGGTCGTTGTTCTTCACAACCATTGCACCTCTCCATTCCGCACGAATGGTTCTCATGTTTTTAGTGAAATCGTTTCCATCTAAACCAATTTCGATTTGCATTTCTCCTTTATCATAAAGAGTAGCCATATCGAAAGCACCTACTAAGTAATCTCCAACAGGTACTAAGGTTGTTGGTATAATAGGTATTCCATCAAGCGTTAACTCCCCAGCGATTAATGCAAGCCTGTCAATGTACCTTCTATCAGTAGTACTTACTTTGTACAACTTCAACTTAGTTACATCCGAAGGGTGCATCAAAATGTAGTTAGGCATCGGTTGGTTAGCAATCATAATTTGATTAATTGCAACAGTCAACACGTCAGCCTCGTTAGCGTTATCAACAGTACCAGCGAATGTGCCTGCTGCAAATGCAGTTGATACAGTTACTATCCCACGAAGGTTAGGTGCAGTACCGTTACCGCTATACGCTTGTGTTTCTACGTCTTTCAATAGTTCACGCATCAACTCATTGTTAATTTCTGTTTGAATGAAATCAATATCAGAAATCATTTCATCGGAAACTTTGATAAAAGCAGTACGCTTTACAACAGTTTCAGAAGCAACTACCAAATCAAAATCAATTTGATTTTTTGTTGCACCTTCCAAAGTTCCACCTGCTGCACCGTCTTTGTTAGCTTGGTAAACCCAAGATATTACATTAGATGCTGCGCTACCTTTAGCAACAATATCTAAAAGACGAACACGTCTTGAAGCTACCGTGTTAAGTCCTGCTATACGTTGCTCAACAGGCACGTTACCACCGCTAATGTTAGTAGATGCCAACATATCGGCAGCAGCTTTAAAGGAAAATCCTGCAGCTCTTGCTGCGCTCATGTCTGAACTTGCAAGGGCTTTTAGTTTGTCAAGATTTTTTTCTAAGCCTTCACGTATAGAAGAATGTTTTTTACCTAAAGAATTTTGATTAGATACTTTTTTCAAAGTTAAACCTAGCTCTTTTAGTTCTTCACCTTGCGCTTTTAGTTGAGACGTAAGGGTTTCAAACTGCTCGTTTTTAGCAGCGTTAAATTCCGCTTTCATTTTCTCTACCATTTCAGTAGATGCTTTTGCTTCGATAGATTTTTCTATTTCAGCACGTGCAACACCGTTGTATTCATTGTAAAGTGCAGCCATTTCGCCTGCGCTCTTTGACGTAAAAACGTCTTTTGTTATTCCTTTTTCTACAAGGAAATTTTCGAATGTTTTCATTTTAGTTGTTTGTTAGGTTAATAAAAAATTGTTTTTGTTGTTCTTCACTCTCTACTTTATCCGACTTATTAATAACGGTGTGAGCAACACTCGGCACGTTTTCAATAAGTGAATTATATTTTTGTTGGCAAACTTTTAATCCCATTTCAATTTGGAAGAGTCTTTCGTCCGTGCCTTGCCCATTACGTAAGGCTTTCAGATAGCCACCCATTTGCTCGTTTAATTCTTTTAAGTAATCTTGTTTTGCTTCCGCCTTGCTTACATCAAGTACAGGCGTTAATGAGTTTGCGCCAAATGTAACGGCACTACCTTCCCAAAGTATTACTTCTTTAATCTCAAAGTATGCTTGTTCACCTTCACCAACTAATTGCATCTTATCCTGTATGTAATTGAAGCCGATTGAATGCTCACGTATAATGCCATCTTGATAATCTAAAAAAGCATCATTAGCCTTTGAGCTTCTACCTAATTCCCCAACAGCTAATAAGCCTTCGTCCGTTTCTTCTAAAGAAATAAATTTGCCTATGGGATGCTCCCAATCGTGGTAGCGCAGAAATGCAATCTTTCTATTTGTAGTTGTGTTAGCTCCACGCTCCTGTATTGATTTTGCAAAAGCACCTTTGCGTATCACATCTCTGTCGCTGTCAATATTATTGAAGTGTGCTAACATCACTTTAACACGCCTGCCAACGCTATCCATGTCCTTTACTTCTAAAGGAATATTTTTTATTTCGTATGAATTAAATTGCTTCTTCATTTGATTGTGGTATTATAATTTCTTTGTCGCCTTGCAATTCAAGTATATTCCTAATCTCACTACTATTTAGCTGCTGCAATAGTTGCGTACCAAGCAAAGGACTAACACTTGAAAGTATATTAAGTTGCTTATTGCTGCTTTGTGTATTGCTTAGGTAGGTGCTTACAACATCGTCGCTAACCTCGTAATTTTCTTTTATGAGAATTGCTTTTACTTCCGCACTAACAGGCATATTAAGTATTACATTAATACCATCCATTACTATCTTATCCTTTTCCGCCTCCTGTTTTTTGTCGGCTTGCAGGACTTCCACTTGTGAATAGTCCTGCCTCATTCTTACGTTACGTGTGCCGAAATGGTTGGGTATAAAAAACTGGTTAAACTTTTCAGCTAACTTATTTGAAAGGGGCATTATGGCATCTGTGTAAAATGCTTTCTCAGCCTCTTTCATGTTGTTGTAAGTTTTGTTGTTCGGGTCGTTGAACAAAATACTACTTACGTTAAAGACGTTGCAAATAGCACGCAAAGAAATTACACCTGCTTCTATTAGCTTCAACTCCTCAGCACTCATACCCATCTGAATGTAGGATAAATCTTTATTCGTTACTTTTATTTTTCCGAAATTACTTACACCACTAATTTGATTGTTGAAGTCAGATTGTACTTTCGCAGCTTCATCGGGTAACATTGGGCGATTACTCTTATCTGTAATTAACCCACTTGCTCCACGATTTTGATAAAGGCTATTCATCGCATCCCACGTGTCATTGCCACCCTGTACAGCTGATGCTGCAACACGTATAGGGCTAAGCCCATAGAGGCTTTCCTTAATCGAGTTGTACGCAGGATTAAAATATCGTATGTGTGATAGTTGGTCTTTAGGAATTTCTTTGTATGTGCCTAAATTAAAATAGTATTTTATATCAGGCATAAAAAAATTATTGCCGTAATTTTCTATACATACATATTCAGAAGGTAGCACATCAACTTCCTGTATAAGTGAGCGTGTTATCGCCCTTTCACCGTAGAGGTAAGCGTTACCGCTGCAAAGTAAGTACACCAATAACATTTCTTCAATGTCATTCCATGTGTACCCCTTTGTTTTATTGGGCTGTACAAGCACCTCATGAAGCGTTGTATCTTTTAACTCTAACCAACTTCCATCCCTTTGCTTTTCTTCCACTACCCACTCGTGCGATTTTATTACCTCCACTATACGGTGTATAACAGCGTATACATCGGTGTTTCGCTCATAAGAATTATTGATAATATTGTTTGAAGAATTAAGCGCAAACTGATTAGCAGTAAAGCTTCCAAAGGCTTTCCAAATAACATTACGTTGTTGTTCGGATAAAGAGAAAGAAAATTTTCTTAGCGTTTGAAGTAGCCCCATTTCGATAAAAGGTATTAACAAAAATAAATTAAATATACTTTTGAAATACCTTTGTTATATCTTTAGCCGAAGTAAAAAGAAGGCACACGTAACTTCTCTAAGGCGTAACGCATAGCATCTATGCAATGATTATACTTATCAATAGGAATACCTGCCCTCTTATCGTTCCAAACATAATTGAGTAATTCTTTTTTTATGTTGTGGCTTTGCGGTTCAACAATAATTTTATAATCCATTATAAAACTTATTCCCTCCCTTACGCTATCAGCACCTTTGGCTGCTGCGAAAATATTAAAACCTTTCTCGTATATCTCGCTAATTAGTCGAGGCTCTGCGCTATCAGCTACTATCATATCATTGTTAGCGCAATGTGTTTTTAAAACTTGCAATATATTTTCTTGACTTAACCCAGTAGAGTAACAAAGTTCTTTTACGTATAAAAACTTTTTCTTTTCGTCAATAGCAACCTTCACTAATGTGGTGGGGTCGTTTGAAAATCCAAAGTCCATGCCGTAACAAAAAAATAATTCATTATCAAATTCGCCTTCCTCCCAGTTCTTAAAGATAGTACCTTCCAAACGCCCTACTTCACCCTCTCCGTACACCTTCCACCAATACTCGTTGTTACGCTTACTTTCTATTGACTTAATTATTTCAGCGCTTAGTGCCTCGTTGTCTTTGTAATTTATTTTTATAAAATCTTTTTCGATATTTTCATTAGGCAGTATTTCTTCATGTACCCAAAATTCATGAGTAGGATTAAAATCTAAATACACAAAATTACGTGTACGTACTTCCATTTGCAAGTATGCCTCATAGTCTATGTTGTTGCACTCGTTAATGAAAAGTATATCACGCCTTGCACCTCGTAGCTTATCGGGTTGGTCTGCGGAGAAGAACTCAATGATTGCCCCGTTATCAAAAGTATAGGTTAGTGTTGACTTATTAAAGTTGTTTGACTTTAATAAATTATTTTCTGCCATCAACTTTAGAAAATCTTTTAACGCTCCACGTCTTAGGTGTGGTATGCTTTCAGCAACAACAGAAATATGAAATGGTTTGTTAAGGCAATAGAAAATTAAAACTTGTAGTATAGCGTAAGTCTTTCCTGCGGATGTACCTCCTTGTACTACACGTATGCGTGAACGTAGCTTACTTATTTTCCTTGCTGCCGTCGTCCATTGCATTGTCGTCTTGTACATCTTTTAGTAAATCATTGGCAACGCTTTCGGGAACTATTACGTAGGGCTTTATCTCTTTGCCTTTAGTAGTTAAATCTGACTTCGTATTTGTGTTTATCATATCGAAGTTATTAACTAAATTAAATATTGTCATGGTGGGGTTGGTCTTGCCATCCATGCCTAATTCGAGGCATCTTGTCTTTAAAATACCCCTTGCTATTTTAATTGGTTTAAATTCAATATCAAATTTATGCTCAAGGTAGCTTATGACTTCTTCGTATGCGCCACATTCAATAGCAGCCCTGCCAAGCGTGTAACAGCTTTCATGTGTTTGTACGTACTTTAAAACATCGCTGCAAAATTCTTCAGCAGCATCTAAAGTCCATATCTCATAAGTAGCACCACCTTTTCCTGCCATAAGCAAATTTACTTTAAATAGTTGTTACTTTTAATTTTGTTATATATTAATTAGTCGCTGTTAGTATGTGTACCCTTATCATGTTGTAAAGCCTTCTATGCTTCTTTGATGTTGTTGCGAGGTTATCTGCTTTCTTTTTTGCAGCTATAAGGCATGAGTGATTTTGTATTTGAAGGAAGTCGCATATTTGATAATACTTTAAATCTGTATATTCTCTAAGTAGCTTAACAGTAAAGGCTTTGGGGTCGCAATGCTTATGGTATTTGCTTTTGTTGTTAATCGGGTCATGTTTTTCTTTGAAGGCTCTATAAACTATTTTAAGAATTAAAGTTGAAAGGTCTTTTTGTTTTTCTGTTAGTGGTGAACCTTTTTGCATTTTACAAAAATACAAAAGAGAGGAGTTATGTTGTTATATTTTTTAATAACATTTTTATAACAATATATCTTTTTCAGAAACTTTTGCTCTAAACTCTTTAGCACTCATCTCGTAGTATTCGACTGGCTCATCCCAGTTGATAGTTTTGAACTCGTATCTAACGACTTCCTTTAAGTGCCACAGTAGCGATACTATCTCGTATGTGATGCCTTTCTTTTTGAAGCGTGCGCCTTTTGCGAATCTCATAGTGTGTGAATGTATTTTATTAGTTCTTGAAATTCTTCTAAACTTTTTATTGTAAAGTATTTAAACCCATGTGATTCTATTTTATTTTTCCATTCAAGTTGAGCAGCAGAGTGATACCCTTGTTCTGTTTTTATTTCTATGTGAAAGGCTTTTCCCTTCAAGTATAACACCATGTCCGAACGCCCTGCTATCACACCCATTGCCTTCCATTTGTTACCGTCTATTTTATTAGTACTATTATTTTTATTACAACAAAGTAAACCCCTAAAATCGGGGTATGTATTCCAATGCCAAATAAAGCATTGCGACTGTATGTACTCCTCTGAAAACTTCAAACCTGTTTTTATTTTTTTCTATAAAACCTTTTTTGTAGCCCATTAAATTAATAAAAAGTTCGGCATCCTCAAATCTTTTGAGGTTGTGAATGACCCAAAAGGGATTAATTACTTTTGCTTTTGATAAAAGAACTTTTGTTTTTATATCGGAAATATTCGCTAAATTTAACGCTTCTTTTTTAGAAAGTAATTTTAATTCTGCAATTTCTTTCTCTTCTTTTTCTTTTTTTGAAACGGGTATCTCAAAACCGCAATAAGAACAAGCCTTTAAGGATGCTGGTATCATTGCGTTACAGCGTTTACATATTTTTATTACAGGAACTTTTTTTGTTTTTTCTTTTTCGTTTAAACTCCAAAGACGTGGGTATTCCCAAAAGTTGTGAGTGAGAATGTTATTTCCAAAATCAAGAATATTAAATTGGCGTTTGGTTTCTGTTACCCTACTTCCACGCCCTACCATTTGAAGGAAGAGAGGCAGTGAGGTTGTAGCCCTGTAAAGTATAACGGTTTCGATGTCCTTGCAATCAAAGCCTGTTGTAAGTATTCCCACGTTGCAAAGTATTTGACTTGAATTACTTTCAGTAAACCATTTTATAACTTCTTCCCTCTCCTTTACTCCCATAGTGCTATCAAGGTGCTTAGCGTCAAAGCCTTCGGATGTAAATTCGCTGCAAATTTCTTTTGAAGAATTTATGTTGCTGGCAAATAAAATAGTTTTAGTTCCCGGGCAAATCCTTTTGTAGTTCTCCAACACACCCTTGTATATTTTTTTCTTTGAATATAAATCTCCCATTTGTGTTGGGTCGTAGTCGCCTCCTTTTTTCTTTACACCTTTTAAATCTATTTCTATGCCGTAAGTATTAGCAGTAGCAAGGTATCCCAAACTTATTAGTTCAGGAGTGTCAATCTCTTGTATAATATCTTCATAGTATGGCTTTTGTGTTGGTATTGGTGTGGCTGTTGCTCCTATTACTATTGCATCTTCTGAAAAGAAATTGTACAGCTTTTCAAATGTTTTTTTATGCGCTTCGTCAATAATGATTAAACTTTTACTTTTAATAAAGTCGGCGTAAGTATTTACCCTTCTTGAAATAGTTTCAACCATCCCTATGTGAAGCGACTTGCTAAGGTCGGGTGTTGAATTAGCTGAAATTATTTCTGCCTCACTTAAACCTTTGTGTGTTTGTTTTAAAAGTTCTACTCTGTCGGTAATAATTAAAACACTCCCACCTTTTTTTAAATGCTCTAAAGCGATAAAAGAAAAAATAAAAGTCTTTCCGCTGCCAGTAGGGGAACAAAGCAGCAACCTCTTGAAACCTTTTGCTATCGAGGCTCTTAGGGCTTCTATTGTTTTTATTTGATATCTAAAAAGGTGCATCATCGGACACTATTTTTTTTATTTCCTCTTTATTTGTTTTATAAGTGATATACCTTGCTCCTAAAGCACTACCTGATATTACCTCATATCCCATGTGTTCACCGTATTTCTCTAGCCATTGAGTAAATCTTTTTCTTGAAAGGAATTTTTTGAAATCGGGGTAGTCATTTATAAATTCTTCAAACTTATCCGACTTGTAAAGTATAGTGTTTGTTTGAAGGGGCTTATCCTCCGTCCATTGATAAAAATCGTAAGTAGTTTTTGCGATAAATTGGCGAACTTTTAAGTTGTTAAACTCGCTGCTAATTAAACCTTTTTTAATATAAATTTGAAGGCAAGAAATCATGTAAGAGTAAAAGCTATTAAATTCTTTTTCGTCCCATTCGTCAAATAGCAACCTACCGAAGTCATCAACAGGAGTACGTTGCTTAGTGTAGTGTTGTGCAAATTCTATCTCCCACTTTCTGCGGTCAAAACTATTGCCATCGCCTGATATTGCGTAGTTTGTAGTGATTAAAATCTTTGGGCTTTTTGAAATAGGAATTTTAATCGCATCTTTATTTTTCTTTTCTAAAGTAATACCCTCTGTTACTATTGAGAATAAATTTTCAAAAGGAAAATTCTTAGGCACGTCATCAAAGGCTATCATCTGCGTATCGGCAGATACGGTTTGGTAAGGAAATGACTTTCTGAAATCAAAAGACTTGCCATCTATTATTGATATTCTTTTCATTCGAGATATAGCATTTATAAAAATACCCTTACCAGTACCGCCGTTTGGATTTTCGCTAATTAGTTCGTCATTAATTATTACCGCTACGTTGTTACTTGCATTTTTATAAGAAGAAAGTAAATAGCCTATTGTACTTTTTATTGAGTCTTCTTTGGCTTCGTCTTTTCCTGAAATATTATAAATAAATTTCTTATAATCACAATCTATTTGCGATGTCGAGTAGTCCGCATCTATTATGTGTTTTTTCCAAACGAAGCCGTCTAGGTCTATGTAGTCAATTTTTTTTATTTCTTTCTTTGAAACCTCAACTGCACAATTTCTGAAATATAAATAGCATACATCTTTAGTATCGTTCTTAAATATTACAGAGGTAGAATCAAGGGTGTTTAGTATGTCATCTTTAAAATACTTGGGCTGGTTAGTCATGTATTGATACACATTAATAGCACCTTGCTCAAGTAAGTAATTCAAAACAAAATCTTTTACTTTTACTTCTGTTGTATTGTCTATTAAATTATTTTCTATTCTTATAAAAATAAACGATTCGCTACCTTCGGGGTAGAACTTAAAGAAGCCGTTTTGTTGAAGCCAAAGTTTATATTTTAAATTATCAATAGAAATTTTATCATTTTTATTTACAAACCAAAAAACGTCTATTGAGTTTTTTTGTGCAATTTCTTCAATATTTTTTTTGGGGATGGAAGGAAATATTTTTACTATTTCATCACTACTCTTTCCACTCCTTACCTCTTTTTTTACTTGACTTATTTTTGCTGTATCTTCAAAATATTTAGTTCCGTGCTTTTGTGTACGAGAGTAAGCAGAGCGTATTATTTTATTTATTTCTTTTTCTGTAAAATCCTTTTCAATAAAACGAGATAAAAAATATTCAGCATTGCTAATCGGCACACCATATTCATTAAAAGAAGATGCTAATATAAATAGGTTGCTAGCACGTTGCCCTTCTTGCATCGGGAACTTTTGAAACCACTTATAAAGTCTATTTATTATTTCTTGTATGTCATCTAATATTACTAATGGTTGTTTTTCTACAAATGAAAATCCTTCCTCCTCTTGTATATCTTCAAATACTTTTGAGTTTTCATTTATAAAAATGTCGGGGTCGTAAGACTCATAGCACACCCTACTAATATTACTACATTGCTTATCGAAGTTTTCAGAGTTGTAATATTTATCTAAAGCATTAAAGTATCCTTTATGATTTTCTTTTATTGGTGGAATCTTTACAAGGACTTTTATTCCGTTGCCTGATGGGCTTTTGAAAACGGCAAAAGAATATTCATCTTTGATAAATCTATTTATATCTTCTTTTAGTAAAGAAGAAGTAGTATAGTTATCAAAGTCTAAGCATATAAGCCCAGAGTGTGCTTTTATAGAGGTATCTTCTCTGTTTGCAAATATACCACTAAAAATAATAGCTGGTAATTTTTCTTTTAATTTATTTCTCTCCTCTTTGTTTGCCTCGCTTCTTATCCTTTCGACAAGCTCCTTACTCTTGCCCTCCTTTATCCTTTGAAGGATAAAGTTAACATCCTTATGAAAAGGAGTAGATATTTCAAATAGGTTTTTATAAATAGTACAAATCATAATTAGTTAGGTTGCCCCCTCGAACCTTGCAGGATTTCACAACCGACCAAGGAGGAACGAAGGCTCTTAGGGGCAATATTTAAAATAAGATTAATTGACTTTTCATTGGTCGGTTATTTTATAGGCTGCAAATATAATCCAAATAATTTAAGAAGTCAATAAAAAAAATATTATTTTTTATAAAAAATACGCCTTCCGTTTCGATTCATTTGATAATAATTATTCTTATATAAAATCATTGCTATTTTTTTAAGAGATATTCTTACATTATTATTATTAAAGATAAAATCAGACAACCACTGTGATGTTATTGGTTCTTCCAAATCCTTTATTGCAGATAAAATTATTTCAGAAAAATATTCATTACTTAATATTGATTCTTTTTTTTTCAGAAATGACTTTGAGTTATTTTTTTTGGGTCTCATTATTCCTTTATAATTCCCAAGCGGATTAAAAATATTTATCATTAAATATTCATAATACAACAAATCAGATTTCTCGCAAGTCATTATCGTCTTAAAATACAGATTATCAAAACCTACTTCATTGCAATACTTTGTGAGCAATTTGCTTTCATGCGTTTTGTTTTTTAAAGCATTAAAGTGATATAAAAATCTTTTCTCCATGTCCGAGGAGCTTCCTATGTATAGGAATCGGTTCAGGTTGTCGCATATAGCATACACCCCTGACTTGTATTCGTTTTTTTTCATTACACAAAAATATAAAATAATACACATTTAACAAAATTATATGTATTATTAAATGTGTAAAACGGATTGCTTTTAACAAGTGTATGCAATCTATCCTTACTGCCACTAATGATACAGCGTTTTGCATACACTTATACGGTTTATTCTGAAAAATTTTTAAAAAAAGTACACCACCCATTTTAATAGGCTTACATATCGGGGCAACAAAGTGTATAAGTGTATGCAAAAAAAAGCCCCTGCAAATGCAAGGGCTTGAAAGTTAGGGATTTAGGTTTTAGTTTAAAAATATAAATTCGTTAACAATAAAATTATCTTTTTCCAAATCAAAAACTTGAACGGTAACGGGTAGCCTACCTTCGTCAAGGGCTACACTCTCTACCCTTACTGTTTTAAGGCTTGTAGCCTTTATCAATATTCCGCTATCAGAATACTCATAACATCTGTCGGCAAATCTTACCGTAATATTTCCGTAATCGAAAATATTTTTTAATGCGTGTTTTGTGTTTATCATGTTATGTTATGTTATTTTATTTTTTATTAAATAAATTCCACCCTATATTATTAGAACATTCATTCACACATTTTGATGATACTTCGTTTAGAAAGTTCACCTCCTCTTGTGTGAAGCCTTGCGAAGTATCAAAGTACCCCAATGTATCTTTTATATTTGCAATAATTTTTATAAAATCTTCTTTTGTTAATTTTTTTATTTCCATTTTTTTTTATTTTATTTTTTTATAATTAGTTAAAAAATTATCTACCAAGTACCAGTACTTTTCTTCTTTTAAATCAATAGTTTCTAAAATGCTTTCCATGCGTGAAGCCTTAACCTCATGTTCACACCTCTCGCAATAGTCGCTACCCTTAGAGGCAGTAGCATCGCAGTTTAGGCAGTCTTTTTTTATGTCGCCTCTGAATTTTGGTGAGGCTTCGTGTGAGCCGTCATCGCGGTCGATTAAATAATTACCTGTCATTTTAAATTATAAATTATTATCGTTTATAAAATCGCCAACTTCGCCAAGCACCATACTTTAGCGGTCATTGCGGTTTACGTAATCTACACCGTAATATTCCTTGTAAAGAAACTTCGCATCTTCAGCCGCTTGTTTCCTTGTTTTTTTACACCCTGCATTCAGGTAATCATCTAATGTCAGCATAGCTCTTTCAATCAACGAAACGCTAACATTGGTTTTGCGTAATGCCTTCTTTGGTGCTTGTTTTGAACGGTCGTTTTTCATATATTTTAAGTTTTAAAATTAACAGCGTTACCCTCGGCAATAATAGTGAGAGTGGTAGGCTTACATTTGCAGTTTTCGAGGCTCTATCGGACACCTCTCATCTCACTTGCAAAATGCTACATTTACCACCGATGACTGGTTGCTTTTCTGCCACTCTCAATAATTTACGAGTACCCGCCCCGAAGGGCTAAGGCACTCGGATTTTTAGTTATCTATTTCTAATGCTTTAAAATAGCCGTAATAATAACATCCATACTCATTGATGTCATTTTCCCACATTGATGGCACAGCTTTTAAAAAAGCATCTTTTGTTATCGGCATACTGTTGTAAAAATAGTTGTAAGTTTTCATGGCTTATTTTTTTTAGTATAATAATTTTTTTTGATTTTCTAAATTTTCAGCAAACACATCTTGAGCTTTTACATTTTCTTTCATTAGCTTAGAAATACTTTCCTCATTTTTTGACATTTCAAAAGCACCTCTTTCTTTTGCAGATGCTGTTATTTTTGCAACACCTATTTTAGTAGCTTCTTTTGAGGCTAAATATTCATTTTCAGTAACAATAACACCTTTTCCTTTGGCTTGCATAGATATTGCTATTTTCTGATCTATCTTGCTTATTGCGCCGTTTCTGTTGTTTTTAAAGTAAAATTCCATAATTTGCGAGGTTTTAGTTATTAATTTATATGACAAATATACGAATGTTTTTTTTAAATAGCAAATATTTTTACATATATTTTATTAACAAAATATTGTTAATATCATTTTATTGATAATTAAAATATTTGCATTATATTTGCACAAACATTTAACTATGCGACAAAAAAAACAAGATGTAATGGAGTTAAAGCGAAGGATGCGAATAGTAGCCTCGCAATTTCCATTTAAAGACTATACCGCTGTATATCAATACGAGTATGGTATATTAACGGATAAAGAAAAAGACCGTGTGTATAAGTGCTACAATGGCATAATAGCCGATGCCGATATAACTGCGCGTTTTGAAAGGTTAATAGAAAATTTTAAAAACGGTTAACATGAACGAAAACACAAAAGCGATATTGCATTTTGCTTTAATGTCAATTGCAATACTATCATTCGCCATCTTATCAGGGCTTCAAGATGCGGAATTAAAACGCAAAGACGAATATATAAAGTGCCTACGTGAGCAAGTAGCTAAAAGGGATAGTGTTAATGCAGCGAACAAAAAATTGATAAAAGAATTTAAAGAATTTAAAAATGAAAATAACTAAACAAAACCCCGAATACTACAAGAAGCCAAGCACTAAGCGAGTAGAGTGTGCTATGCTGTTAGAAAAGATATTGTTCAATTTAATCGAGCAAGAGAAATTTTGTTTGGATAACAATGAAAAATTTGAGCTAAGAAAAAAAACAGATGTAGCTCAATTTAATTACGAAAAATATTGTGCTTAATAATTATAAACCAAAAACCAAAAACCAAAATGAAAAAGAAAACAAAATCAAAAATTAAGGCTGCAAAGAAAACAGCTAAAAGGGCTACACGCTTAGAGATTAGCATAACGCCTAAAGTTAAAGCGCACCTTAAAAAAGAAGCTAAAAGAAAAAAAATCACAGTAAGCAAATTAATTTTAACCAAACAATTTTAAAACTAAAAAAATGATAATAAGCGCATCAATTAATTTGTCAAAGATTGACAAGACAAAAATCATCGAAGGTAAAAACGGAGCAAAATATTATAACATATCTGTCTTTGTAAAAGATGAAAAAGATAAATACGATAATGACGTTGCCGTTGCTACCTCGCAAAGCAAGGAGGAGCGAGCCTCAAAAGAAAAAACAAACTTCATAGGTAATGGACGTGTAGTCTATTTTGGAAAATTCGCAAAAACAAATAACGAAGAAAATAATTCAAATCAATCTACGGATGACCTTCCGTTTTAAAAAAAACAAATATGGAAAATAAACTTTTAGAGTTTCAGAAAAAAATACAAGTGATAAAAAAGGATAGCAAAAATCCACACTTTAAAAACACTTACGCCTCACTAACACAAATACTTTCAGAGGTTAAGCCTATACTAAATGAATTAGGTTTAACCCTATTACAGCCTATACATTCGGGAGAGGTGTTTACTGTTATTTTTGATAACGAAAAGAAAATTGCAGAGTCATCAATACCGCTTCCAACAATTTCAACACCGCAGCAGTTGGGTAGCGCAATTACTTACTTTCGTAGGTACTCTTTGGCTTCTTTATTAGCGTTGGAAATAGATGATGACGATGCTAATGCCACGCAACAAGTTTATGATACTGTTGAGAAAATAAAAGAGGCTTATAAGAATGGTAAAATCACAAAGGAACAAGCCACATTATTAAACGAAAAACTTTCTAAATAATGGAAACCTTTAGCGTAATTAACTTGATGCCTTCACAGAAGGAAGAAGTTAGCCTCTTTGCAAATGACATTGTAAATAGAATAAAAAATAACGACATTGATGTTATTACATTTTACGATAAAAAGCATTGGATTGAATTATGTTTAAAAGAAATTGAAAAGCAAACAAAAGAGAAGTGGTTTGAAAAAATTAGCAAGGAAGGGGCTGTTTACGTTTCAAATGGATTAAAAAAAACAGCGATGGAAAGCGGCACTACGTATGACTATTCAGCCGATGCGGAGTGGGTAGCGTTAAAAGAAAAAATAAAAGAGCGTGAAACTTTTTTAAAATCTTTGAAAGAGCCGTTGGAAGTTGTTAATACCGAAACCGGCGAAACCACAACACTTGTACCGCCTGTTAAACGTAGTACCTCGACATATAAGTTCACAGCGATATAATGAAAGCCTCTGTAATAGGGATTGTAAAGGATGGTGTTTAAATTGGTTAAAAGTGGAATGACAATACAAAATGCGTGTGTTGTATTGAATATAAATAGAACTAAATTTTATAAAAACATTACGAAAGAACAAAAGAAAGAACTAATATTTTATAAAGCCACAACGGTTACAGCTATACGTCAGGTTTTTTTTGCGTGAATTTAATAACTAAAAATATAATATAATGGAAAAAACAGCAATGACACAATTAAGAGAAAAGTTGCAATATGTAGCAAATTCAGATGATACACAAAAAGAATATGCTTTAGCAGTAATAAATGTGATAAAGGATATTGATGCACAAATGAATAAAATTGAAAGGGAGCAACTTTGTAAAATGTATGTGCAAGGCAGGAATGATAATCACTTAGATTATTACCCCGAAAAACACGCTAAAGAAACTTATGAAGAGTTCTTTGTGCGTGGGGAATAAAATGAGGTATAGATTAGAGTAGAGGAGAGGAACGTAAGTAATTTTTATTGCTTATAATGTTTTGCGGCTTTGTGTCTGTTTGCCCCTTGCACAAGGCTTCAAGTTACTACAAATGTTGATGGGGCAAATAGCACAAAACCGCTGTTACCTGCTGGTGCGGTTAATTTAGCAGGATTTTGATTTGAAAACGAATAGAAAATTTAAAAAGTTTTAGAGTATGAAATATATGGGAAGTAAGGCGAGATTTAGTAAAGAGATTTTGCCGATAGTATTAAAAGACAGAACAGACGACCAATGGTATATTGAACCATTTGCAGGAGGTATGAATATGATTTGTGAGGTGGGTGGCAAACGAATAGCAAACGATATTCACTACTATTTAATAGAAATGTGGAAAGAACTTGTCGGAGGTTGGATTCCAAAAAAGATTACCAAAGAGGAATATTCAGAAGTAAGAACTAACCAAAGTAAATACCCTGCATATTTTGTTTGTTGGGTTGGTTTTAATTGCTCTTATTCGGGCAAATGGTTTGGTGGCTTTGCAGGAGAAACAAAAACTAAAATAGGAACGGTAAGAGATTACCAAACTGAAGCAATAAACAATGTGGCAAAGCAAGTTGAAAAACTGAAAGGTGTAATATTTCAAAACAAACCTTACTATGAATTGGAATTGCCACCAAACAGTATTGTTTATTGCGACCCACCATACGAGCGAACAACAAAATATGCTAATGACTTTGACCATAATCTTTTTTGGAATTGGGTAAGGAATATTAGCAAACAAGGGCATACGGTATTTGTAAGTGAATATAATGCACCTGTTGATTTCGTTTGCGTATGGGAAAAGGAGGCAAAATATTCTTTATCAGCAAATGGCAAAATCGGTGGCAACAAGGTGAGCGTGGAAAAACTTTTTAAATTTTCTCCCACAAATGTTTAATAGTAGCAGTATCGTAGCACTTGCCTATAACGCGATGCAGCTACACGCAGTAGCCGAAGCGTTGGTTTGTGCGGTCGGGGCTATTGAGTGTAGGTGCTGTTAGCTGCTGCTGCGGTTATTTAGTAGAAACTTAATTAAAAACAAAATATAAAATGAAAACGAAAACATACAGAGCAATAAGACACGATGTAGTTCGTGCAAAGCAAAAGCAAAACGATAATGAAGTTCATCATCCTGACGAAAAGATAAACCAAATAAAACGCATTTTTGCAGAACTTGAATGGGATAATGATAAGAACCCAAAAATACTTGAAATGTTTGCAGGACAAGGTAACTTAACAAATGTATATGATGCCTATGGCGATGTAACTGCTTACGATAAAAAATATTTAAAGACAGGCGATAGTTTTTTAGAATATCATAGACTAATTGCAGATAAAAAGAAGTTTGATGTAATTGACCTTGACCCGTATGGATTTCCAAATAGATTTTTCCCTGATGTATTTTTGCTTATTGACAAAGGTGTAATGTTTATTACAATGCCAAAACCTTATGTAAACATATTGAATGGGATAACGCAAACTCATTTAATAAGCTATTTTGGTACACATAACCCGACTATGGAGCAGATAATTGAAAGAACCGTTTTATTTGGTTTGTGTCATTGGAGAAAACTTGAATTGATTGATGTAGTAGATTGTAAAAGTGTTTGGCGTTTTGCTTTTGCAGTTGAAAAGGTAAAAGCTACTGAATACACAGGTGTCCGTAATAGGTAGTCTGGGAGCAGTTGCAGCTAACGAGTTGCAGCTAACCGACAGGTTGGGATTTAGAAGTACAAATTTTAATTTTAAACACAAAATATGAAAGTAGAAATAAACATCAATAAAGCACGAAAACCCACCTTGCGGTTAGGTGCTGTTATGTATCAGTATTTTTTAAACTTTTAAAATAGCGAAGGAAATGAAACAAATATTTATGAATGAAATAAAAGCACTAAAGCCAGCAGTAATTGATTGGTTGATTGAAAAATTTAACTTGAATATTAAATACGAACATTCATTTAAAGACCAATGGATTTCGGTTAATATTTGGGATGGGCAACTTACAATTTCATTTGATACAAGGCAGCCCGAACAGGTTGAATTATTTAACGCTTTGCCTACCGAAATAAAAGGAACAAAGCAACACGGCACAGGCAAGATGGTAAACTTGCAGACACTTTATTTTGATATGAATAAAGAGTTTACCATTAATTACCCCGAAATAAAAAGCAAGGAAATTGTAGGCAAGGTAAAGCATACGGATAACGATGGAGATACATTTTATGTTTATAGTTGGCTTGTGGAAATGGATGATGAAACCGAAATGATATTTACAAACCAAGACAATACTAAATTAGATATTGAAAAATGGATTTACCCAACACGAATACAAGAACGATTTTTAATTACTACCCTGTGCGGTGGGATTTTAAAAGTTTAAAAAATATTGTGCCTAACTACTGTATATGCGCAACTTTAATACAAGTAACAACCTGATAATGAGCAAGAAAATTGTATATGCTTTTTATGGCTATGAAGATTTATTTTTTTACGATGGTCAATTTTGGCTTAAAGAAAAGGCTTGTAAAAAAGTATATAATTCAGGCACTACACAGATAAGGCAAGGCAGGTTTTCTGTTGGATTAAAAAAGCTGCGAAAGCTTGCTTATAAAAAAGAAGTTGAAATAGTTGAATGTCCTTTTTAACGCCTATTCCTAAAAAGAATATAAAGCACCACAGCAAGGAGTAACAGTATTAGTATGTTGTTTATTAACCAGTCGATTAAACGCTCTCTAATGCCACGCTTCGCCTCGATAGTTATACTGTCGCTTACGGCTGAATGAGTTTCGGTGTGTATTATTTCTGGTTTTTTAAAGTCAATTCCTATCCCGTCTTTCGTTTCCCAAATTTTAATAGTAAAGCCGTCAATTACTTTGTAGGTAGTATCGTTCGGAAATATTTTTTTAGATGCGTATAATGATTTCATTTCACGCATGATAGATAATCTCATTTCGTTCAAGTCAACGCTAGAATAATCTTTTTTGAATTGCTCAAACAAAGCATTTACGGTGCTGTCAACAATTGAAGTAGATGTATCTTTTTTAAATTCAGTTACAATTTTTATTTCGGGAATTGTGTCGTTATCTATTATATTGATAGTATCTTTTTTTACTATTGGAGGGTAAATGGATATCGCCCTTCTAAGGTGGCGTTGCGCTCTTTTTTGAGGGGTACAACTACTTAGTATAACAAGTATCCCTGTAAACAGTAGGAGGCACGATGTATATCGGGCTAAAATCGCATGGAGGTGATACATTTTGATAGCGTATTTCGTGTAAAACAATAGGTGAACAGCTTGACAAATATTGACAAGTCAAAAAAAGACAAATAATATATTTAACTGTTTTCATTTTTATTTTCTTTATCCTTTAAAAAAGATACTACCTCATTAGCTGCTGCCCCTAAAGCAAGTATAGCAAGGGTAAGGTAAGGCTTTGCCTCTGAAAGTATTAGGCTACCTCCCACAACACCGCTAATAGCTTTTATTATTAAGCCTACTAACTTTAATTTATCGTAAGAAGAAAAAAGGTCTTTTATTTTTGTTGTCATGATATTTCTATTACAAATTCAGCAGGCATTAGTTGCAATAATTTTTCCATAGTCTTTTTACTATTGGTAATGTCTTTTAATCCGTCTTTGTCAATATCTATATGAGCCTCCCCAACACCTACGCACCCAAGCAATTGGCGTGAGTAATTCGCTGGGTGTATTAATATAAAATCTCTATTAGGAACATTTAGTATGTGAAAGTGTTGCTTGTACTTTTCGGAGTGCCTACGCTTTACTACGTAGTTGCCTACTGGTATGCAGCTTACACGCCTTCTGTTATCATTCCATCCTAACTCCATCGTCTTACAACTAAACAACGTGTGTCCGCTTTCGCCTACTACTGTTAACTCTCCAAGTGTTTGGATATTATCTTGCTGTATTCTTTTTAGTTTTAATTTCATTACCTCAAAATTTTATTATAAAAAATACTAAATGTTATATTCCAAAAGTATCCGAATAAGAATAAATCAAAGTACCATTCATTCTTATTGGTATAAAAAACGGCAGATAAGCCTAAAAAAATAATCATAAAAGTCTTTGAAAGATGGAATAAGTCCGTAAATTGCACAGGAAAATTTATAAACCAAAAAAACTTCCTACGCTTATCTAAATCAATAGTTTTATCTCCCATCTTCTTATACTTATTCATCCAGCTAAATTGCGGATTGAAAAAGTTTTTATTGTATTTAGAAAAAATACTTTTATCGTAATGAAAAGAAATTACATCCATCACCGCATTGCAAATACTTGCAAGCACAACGAATAGCAACCAAGCATAACCACCGTAAAGAATATTAAAGTAGTTAACTATAAATGCTGTAAACATTACATACTTTATAAACCACCACGCAGTTAGCAATGTATCTTTATTACCTTTGTCGTTAAAGAAATCTTTTATCTTTTTCATTAATTAAAAAATTTAGCTTTAATATATGCACCTATCCACCCCATTAACATCGTGAATGGTACTGCTAATATTGAAGCAATCGTTAAAACTTTTTTATGAAAATATACAACAGGGTTTAATCTCTTTTCAAATAGTTCTTGCTTTTGTTTTAATTCCTTAACATCGCTACTCACCTCTACCATTGCGTTTTTCATAGCCTCTAAAACATCTTGCAATGTATCAGTATCTAGCTTACCCTTTTTCTGCACATTAACGCTGCGAGGCAGGTTGTGTGTATGTCCGTTGCCTACCATTAACAAAATCTTTTTCTAAGGTTATTATAACGCTGCTCGAATTGCAGCAACACACTTGACTTATTCGCTAACCCCTGCCAGTTAGGCTCGTAGTTTCCTTTGAACTTTAATTCTTTATTTACAAATGGTCTAAGTGGGCTTCTGCTGTTGTAATCCGTTACTATTATTTCGTCAGAGGTAACAACCTCGCAGCCTACGTAGTTGTGCAGTTCATTTGTCATAGGCTCTACAATGAGGTCGTATAAAGGCTTTTGCTCTAGTTTAACATCTTGCAAAAATCCATTATCGTACTGTATTTCTTCACTCTCAAACTCTCGACGTGAATTATAAATCATTGCTTTAGGAAAGCGAATTGAGTTGTACCAGTCTAAGCCCTTGAAACTTCTACGGTCTTTATCGTCTTTCCAATTACCGATAATTCCGTTGTGATAAAATTCTAAACGCACCGTTTCGTCAACAATAGGCACGGAGTAATTTTTTAAACAATATGTAAACCAATAATCAAAAACAGTTGATGCGAAAATTGTAGTAATATCAAAACGTATTTGATATTGCCCTTCGCCAAAAGCAATTAACACCAAACGCCAATCAACTTTATAGCCTATGTATTTTTTTCCTCCATCTTCGTGAAATCCAAAATCATAAAGCGTACCGTATGTGTTATTGTTTAATGTAGCTACTACGCTGCCTTCCTTTAGTAGCTTCATTTCTACGGCATCAGCTAAATTAGAGTAGCCGTATATCGCAGAGGTAATATCATTCTTAAGCGTGTCGGTGCTTGCTGTCGATGCTACGATAGGTAGTTCAAAACAGCATCGTTGAAACACATCATCTGCGTAATCAATAGTAGGCGTTTCGCCTATGCCTAAAGGGATAAGCGTGAATTGCTTTTTTATACATTCCCCTTTTAACGGCATATTATTTTACTTCTTCTACTTCAAGTAGTTGTTTTAAAATCATTAACGCTCCTGTTGCAGCGTTGTAATTTGCCTCTAATTGTTTTAACTCGATTTCGAGTTTTGCAATTTTTTCTTTTATTTTTTCTTCCATGATTTCTAAAGTGTTACAGTCCATCCATAAAGGTCGTTTAATTTATCGGCAACAGCTTGTTTATAAAAAACAAACGTATCTGTAATCAAGCAGTTTGCGCCTTCTTTAACTACTTCGCTACCGTTAAATTGAAGCTCTACGCTGCTAACAGGGTTGCCTTCGTAAGTCGGTATAACCCTTGCGCTTCCAGCATCTTTGAGTGCTTCACTTCTCCAACATAATAATTCAACAGGCGCTTTGCCTGTTGTTTCAAGGCTTCCAGTATGTAGCACTACCGTCATGAATAAATTAGTAGCTTCGCTGCCATCGAATAAAGTAACTGTGTTTTCTATTATCATTTTTATTTTATTTTATTATTATGCTAATCCGCTGCCTGTTACCCACGCACCATTTTCTCTAAAGTTAAAAGCATTTGTAGTGGTGTTGTAAATTATCATTCCATCAGCTGCTGTCATTGCATCTCTTTGTGCTGTTGTCATTCTTGACAATAGTAGCGCACCAGTAGTACTATCTAAACTTACTCTGCCGTCATCTCGCACGCTGAATAGACTTGCACTTGAAGAATTTATAATATTAAAAGCTGTTGTGGTTGAAGTGTTGCCTCCGCTATTAATGACCATCGCATTTGCTCCAGCAGCAGCCGACATAACTATTTTCTCATTGCCTCCTGTTAATATTGCTATCCTGCCAGTGCCTCCTGCTGGTTGACCTACTCTAACAAGGTCTTGCCCCCCTCCAACAAATCGAGTGTGTTGGCTTCCAGAATCGCCTATTGTTAAAGACCAATTTGTATTGGCAGCAGCACCCTTAATACCTACGTGTCCTGTATCAAGAACTTGTATGCCTGTGGTACTTGAACCTCTTGCAATCAAAACACTTTCCGTACCAGTAGCGGAGTTACGCCTTGCATCAAGAAGTGCAGTAGGTGTATCAGTTCCCACGCCTACACGCCTGTCATCTCTAACGAATAACGTGGCTACACCCATTGCATCGTCAACACGAAATCCAGTAGTCGCACTTGTTGTTCCTTCGCCTAAGACATATAGCCTTGACGTTGGATTGTTAAAACCAACCGATACCCTGTTGTTCCCTTTTACAACAAAACCTAAATCTCCTACTAAGTTTTCTGCCCTAAAAGAATCATCACCTCCAATACTTCTAGTTTGAAGGCTTGCAAAACTATCCGTGTTATGCCCTATTGCCGTATATGTTGCTATGCTTACTTGGTTAGCAGTAGGTGATAAATAACCAATTCCAATTCCTATGCCATCATCAAAGATTTGACTATCTCCAATCGTGTTTGCTGCGGTAAATTTTGAAACTCTATTAACCGTTCCGCTGCCTTGTATTCTTGGCACGGCATCAATTAAGTTTTGAACCGTCATGCGCTTTGTTGTGCCACTCGCAGCCATTGTAGTATCGGAAATATCTACCATTGGTATAAGGTCGCCAACAGCAGGCGCACCACCCAACGCACCTAATGCACTTATTTTTTCAGATGCCATTTTTTATTTTTATAATTCTTGTAAAATACAACCGCTTTCGTCTTCCAATAAAATCTCTTCACCGTTTTCTTTTAGTATGCAATTTTCAAAAATCCTGTTATCGTAAATCCTTGCCGTTATAGAAAATGTACTAAAATTTTGCAATGTAAAATTATCAATTTTAGCTTCACCATACAACGTGTCGCCTACCTTAGATATAACAATCTTATTGCTTAAATCTATTGAACGCCATTGGCTTTCATTGCCTACATTTCGTGCGCTACTTATGCGTGTACTTCCAAACTCCCCACCTATCTCATAACCTTCGAGCCTCATTATTATTGTTACTTCGCTTGTTAGCGGTGAAGCCCCTGCACCAACATATTCAAACTCGCACTTTACCGTTGTGTTTTCATAGCCTAAAATATATTCCGTTGCTCCGTTAATTAATTGGTTGCTATTGCTGTCAAATGTTTTTATATCTTCATTATCCCAATCACTATTTGAATCGTAATCGGCAATGGTGAAATCTTTTCCGAATGTTAATGTTTGCGTTAACCCGTTCACGCTCAAATCCCACTCTACAAAGTGTTCCAGCGTGTAGCCTAGTGTATCGAACCTTTCCCAGTTATCATTCAAGCCATTTGCAGGTAAAGAAATATCAAAGAAATCAGCAGGGATATTTCCATTCTCTAGCCAGTACTCCCACCTGTTTATCCACCCGAAATAAACATCAAAGAAATATATCGGTGAAGCATCCGCAGCAATATCACGCTTCACTTTAAATTGCGTTACAAGCTCTGTTGAAGGTGCTTTAAAAGGTATCGTTTGCAAAGCATCTATAAACTCAATGCCATTAACTATCTTAGCGTTTTGTATAGGTAAACTATACTCGCTTAACTTAAATGTATTTGTACCGTTGGCGGCTCTTATTCCCGACCTTACCCCTGTTATATTAAACGGTACTGCCAGCGAAGTATCAAATCTAAAACGCTTATATCCTACCACTTCGTCCTCTGTGAAGCTATCTAAAACGCTTGTCGCATCTACTAAGTTTGTAAATGGATGCTCTAAAAACACCTGCTGCGTAGCGGTTACAGCAGCTTCCAATCCCAAATCAATAAAGAAATCGTCATAAGCAATAGGTAAAGTAACCCCATCGCTTTCAAAAGAATTAGCATCATTTTGTACGGATATGGCTAACAAGTATTTCTTTGTTTCCATCGCTGCTATTCTCGCAAATTGTGTAGCTGCTAAAAGTATTTTGAATTTAACAGTTACCTGTGATGCGCTTACAAAGTCAACCTCAAAATCTTTTATAGCATACGCATTTTCTCCATCAACAGGGGCTACGTCAACGACTGTTTTTCTCCTATCAAAAGAAAAGTTAAAAGAAATATCATTTCCATTTTGCTTGTATAGGCTATCTTCAAAGGGTACGTTTATAAAGTTCAAAACAAACTCGCTCGCAGGGCTTGTGCTAAAAGGCGCATCCGTTGTGTTGTTAATATTAAATTGAACTTCTGTTTCTTCTGTATCACTTAACTGTACTGCCGTTAATGGTGCTGCATCTGAAACCCTTGTGTAGCTTAGATTTGAGATGCTGTAATTTGTTAGCCCTGTATTAAAGTTTTCATTAAGCCAACCCGTAGAGCCGCTTTCGCTATCAAACAAAAGCGTTTGCATACGTGTAGTATCGGTAGCGTTTGGCTTTACATTTAATTCAAAAATATATCTTAAACAATTTGCATTTAAAAAATATTCGGGAAAAGTATTCAATTGGTCTTCTTTTAAAAAGAACGGAGTAATATAAAAAGTTTGCGTAATTGTAAACGTGTTCTTGAAGGTAGCACTCACACTATTTCTGTTAACGAAAGCAGAGCCCAACACCCAGCTTTGAAACCCTTGCGGCGTCATTTGTTGGGCGGATGCTGTTATATTATTAGCCGTAAACTTTTGCGTACTCAAATCTATTTTACTCGCAAACGTAGGCTGGTCGTTGTTTTCAACAAGGTTAAAAAGAAAGTCAACAGAGTTGTATGTACGTGCCAGATATATTTCTGCCGTTGTTGAAATTTGAAAAGTCCTTGCCGTTGCTACCCTTATTGTGTTATCATCTATTTTTATTATGTTATTGAACGTGCCGTTATTAGCTGGTTGTGTAGCTAATTGTATAAATATATTATCGCCTGTATTAAAGTCTTTAAAGAAACCACCACCGTTTGTATCAACAATATAAGTGTCGTCAGGAAAACCAGTAGGCGCAAATGTTATAGGGGTGTCATCCGTTGCGATTGCAAATGTGTGTACCTCAAAATCTATTAAGGCATTTATTTTATAAAAAACATTGCCGAATAAGTTTCGGGAAACACCGCCACCATTAACGAAATCGGGCGTGGATAGTTCTAAGTTAGTTACTACAATGCTCATGTTATAAGTTTTTTATTTTGTTTTCAAAACTTGTTAGCGTGGCCTTCAACTCTTTTACTTTTTCCTCTGCCTCTTTATTTAACGAGTTCAAGTCTATGCCTAATTCCTTAGCATCTTTTTCGCTTACATTTAAAATATTCTTTTGAAGGTCGCCCATCATTGTAAGCAAAGCGTTTGCGAAATCATTTGCCTTCTTATTAATATCCTTGTGCTTCATGTAATTCAACTTTTAAATTATTAGTATAAAGTTCATTATATCTGTAATCAATTTCAGCAGTTTGTTTCCACACATTCCAGCGTAAACTTTCTATCCTTGCTTTTTTGCCATCGATCGTAAACACTTCGTTGTTGTCTTGCAATAGTTGGTAATCCTCAAAACAAAACGGAACATTCGTAATACTTTTGCGTAGCCATTGGTTGTGAACTCCCGAACTATTAGGCACAAATGATTGAATAAAATGGAAATTATCATACAGATATTTCGCATTAAATATAGCAATGTTATTAGCATAGATTTTATTTTGCCTATCCGTTGCACCTCTTTGTAGTAACATTATTTTCGCTACTAGAATTGAATCATTTTCTATTGATAACATCCCTACTCTATCATTTACTATCTGACCGAAGTTAACAGGTTGAATAGTTTTAATTAGAGGTATTTTTATCTTCAACGGTATGCCCACTAATTTTAAAACTTTACTCAATGAATTTATAGCCCTACTAATAACCCTCAATATTACAGTTAGTGCGTTAACTACTTTTATTATTGCGTTTATTATTTTTGTAATCGCATCCAAAAAACCTTTTAATATTCTTTCGGGAAAAGTTAAGTTTTCTTTTCGCCTCGCTAATGCAAATGGTATCGACTTACTCTCAAAGCCTTGTGTTAAAACCATATCCCTATTCACTACTGTTTTAGGGGAGGTGTATGCACGTACTATATTTCCCCTAAAATCTTGTATAGTATTCTTATCGTTTACATCGGTTTGAAAATCTACAACGTAGTTACTTATTAATTCATTTGCGTTCGTTGTGTATGCAGGGGAATAAATATCAGGTATAACATACTTTGCGGTGCTTGTATTATAGTCCTCGCGCTCCAGTCTTAACACGTTATCTTGCAAAATTATTTTACCGTTAAAAGCTACTTTCATTGCACGCAATAGGTCGCCAAAACTTCCTTCAAAATAGCCTGTTTGCGCTGCGTTTGCTCTTGTAAAACCTAATATACCTAACGCCTTTTGCCTTACCGTTTTGTTGTTATCTAAGTCAATAGGGTTATCGAATTTACGAGGTATAATAAACGTATCTAAGAATGTACCTTGCTTTAGTATTGTACTTTCAAATGTTAATCCTAAATAGCTACACGCTGCATCTATCATATCACGCACGTACATTCCTTTGTGATACTTTACAGGCTGTATGATTAAGTCTATCAAATCATTTATTAGTTTTATAAGCGTAACTATTAAAGTGATTATGTAGATAATTTTAAAAACAGCTTTGATAAAATCAGCAGGTGCGGAGAAAGGATTTGATAGTGCGCTTAATATTCCGCTAAGGTCGCTAAGTTGTGCGGATAGTTGCTCCGCACTAAAAGCCATAGTAATACTTACAAGCATCACCTCTTTGTAATTAGGTATGCTGTTAAGAACGTAGGGTACTGCGACAAATTTATTATCAGGCAAAAAAGTTGTACGCTCGTTTAGATATTCAAATGTGAAGCTATCCGCTATTGTATTCAGCCAGTCAACGCCTGCCCTGTTACGACTTTCACTCTCTATATTATCGCAGCTTATAACGGCATCGCTTGTTGTTAAATCTAGGTATTGTTCAAATGTAAATTGATTTGCACCATCCGCAACTACTATCTGAAAAGGAATACCCTCGAATATTCCTGTGCCTCCTGAAAGCCCATCTGCGTAACGCTTGTAAACAATATCAGCACCTTCATTTACAAACCTCCACTTGTTAATACTCACACGGCTATCGGTACTATCCTTATCGAAGTTTAATTCCAAAGATAGTTCCTTATGATTAAAAGGTGTTACCTCCTGCCCTGCTACGAAGTACTTAGTGGTAATCATATTCGTGGTTTGCCTTTAACGTGTTTAACTGTTTTCTTATAGCCCATACGTACTAAGGTTTCCACCCTTGTATCATGCCCATTCCAATTTATGTTTACGCTTTCTTTTTCTTTTATAGCACGTTCAACATTTTTTAATGCAACTAAAAGTTGAGGGTTATAAGCCTCTGCGGTTTGTTGCCCTCCGTAATTTTTCATTACCCATTTATCAACTTCATTATTATTCATTGCTGTTGCCAACCCTTCATAGTTCTTTGTTCCTTTAGCTGTTACAACACTTTCGCCTTTTGATAACCACATAGGGATGCTGTCGCTCCTTTCAGTTCCTGGTCCCTGTATATTTTCCTCCCCATCCTTTCGCCCACCTGCACTTGCAAATGCGTTTGCTATCGTATCTGCTACTGCTGTTATTGCCGTTGCCCTGCCAACAGCAGCCAAAGCCTCCTCCGTACTCTTTGCGTTTTCTAATCCTGCAATAACAGCTTTAAAAAATACTTGACGTTTTTGTCTACGCTCTTGCTCATCCGCTAATCTTTTACGTTCAAGTTCTGCCTCCGCTTGTTTTTGTTTTTCAAACTCCAACGTATTATTTATTCCCTTAGCTGCAAGTTCTTCTTGACGTTGTACGTTTTGACTTCGTGCGTTTATTTCTTCTTCCAACTCCCTTATACGTGCCTCTTTTCGCCTGTTTATTTCATTAAATGTGCTATCGCTTATCTCTCCCAACGTCTTTATAACTTCTTCTTTTTGCTTCTTTAAATCTTCTAAAGTTTTTTTATTGTTATCGTCAATTACTTTTTGTTTTTCGTTTTCTAAACGCTTTAAATCATTCGCTAATTTTGCATTTATTTTTAGTATTTCCTGCGCTTTTATTTCTTCCTCTATTATTGTTTCCTCCGCTTTGCGCCTTTCGTCCTCTGCGTTATCTTTAAGTAGTTTTGCCCTTAGTGCAAATTGGTCTTTAGTAGTTTCGTTAAGTTCTTCCGTTAATCTTTTGAGGCTACTACCCGAAGCACCTTCCAGTAATTCTTTTTGTAATGCGATTTGTTTTTCAAGGTCAATCAAAATACTTTCAGTATCTAAGTCCCTTAGTGCATCTGCATTTTCTTTCCTTAACTGATTATTTTTCTCAATCTGTTTGTTAACATTTGTCGTTAACAAAGTTTCTTGCAATAATTGTTTTTGCCTTGCTAATATCGCTTTGCTTAACAGCTTCTCCCCCTGTTCACTTAACCCTAAAGCACGTATTTTCTCTTGTAAAACGGCTGCATTGCTTTCATTTATCAGTTCGTTTTGGTCTACTTGTATCTTAGTCGACTCCTCTATTCTTTTGATTTCTTCTTCAAATATTTCAGAGGAGGTTTTTTCCAGCTCTCTTAAAAGTTTTTGACGTTTAGCTACGTTATTTTCAGAACTATTTATCTCATCCTCACTAAATTTACTTATCTTATCAAATTGTTTTTCTAAAATCAACAACTCGTTTATAAGTGCTTTCTCTAAAGTCTGCCTCCTTTGTGTTTCTCTGTTAGCTTGTGCAACAAGTAAGGCACTTTCAGCCCTATCCAACGCCTCTATTGCAGCAACCCTTTTCTCTCTCAACTCAACATCTTTCACTCCTGCTTTCTGCGCTGCATCTAATTCTGCTTGTGCAATTTCTAAATTGTTCTTTGCTATTTTTACTTGTGCTGCCGATACTTTTATCTGCAAATTTGCAGCTTCGTTTGTTGCTTCTAATCTTTTTTGAAAGGACAATGTTATATCCGAGGCTCTTTGATTTGCAAGAGCTAATTCTGTGTCGGTTACAGTTAACTCCTCCCTTAGTTTTAAATTCTCATCTCTGAATTTAACAATCAACCTTCCGAGCTTTTCGCCCTCCTCAAAGGCTTCTGAAACTTTTGTGCCAATACCACTTATAGCCTCTCCTATCTCGTTAAACCCATCCTTAATACCTTTTTCCTTCGATAATTTTAGTAAATCGCTGTTAAGTTGTTGTATTTCCTTGTCTATTTCAGATACTTTTTCAGCATCAAAAGTAAATGTTCGCCTTAATTCCAGTCCAAAAAGTTTTATATTTTTTATTCCGGCAGAAACGCTGTTGAATATCCCCTTAAAAATGGTCGCAATACCAAGCCCAACGCCTCCAATAGCACCTATTATCTCGTCAAAAGCGAACTTCAAACCCTCCATTACTACCGATAAATCGTCCGCACCCTTTTGTGTTTTGGTAAATGCAACCGTTAACGAACCTAAAACACCCACCAATAGCCCTATTCCTGTGGCTTTTAAGGCTATACCGAGTAGTTTAGTGGCTGTTGTTAGCCCTTGCGTTGCTATCTGTACGCCAATCAAAGATTTTCTATAAAGCCCTGCACCTTCTGCACTCGCATCTAACGCTTTCTTTTTTTCTTTAAATTTTGCAATAGTATCTTTTATCGCTGCACCAGTTCCCCCGAATATCCCCTTTAACTGCGTAAATGTAGCCCCTAACTTAGCCGAGATGCCTCCAAATAGACCACTTTGAGCAATAGCATCTTTAATACTTTGCGTATAATTACCTACGTTTAATTTCTGTTGTTTTAATTGGTCGCTATTCGCTTTTATCTTGTTATTATTGGCATCTATTTGAGTGTTTATACGCTTCAAATTTGCCTCGTAACCTCTATCCGTTTCAACTAATTTTGCACGTTCTAAACGAAGTAAAGTATTTTGTGCTAATAATTTGCGTTCAGTACCTATTCTTTTATCTTCCAGTATCGCCAACGCTTTCAGACGGGCTATCCTATCTTTTTCTAATACTGAATTAACGGCTTCATTCTTAATATTCTTTGCGCTTTGCTTGTCTTTTTCTACCGCTAATTTTAAATCAGCTATCCTTTGCTTTTGTAATTCCTTTTCTATCTTAGAAAGTTCGTCAAGTGTTTTAGTAGTTTGCTTTGCCTTCTTTTCAACTTCATCTAAATTCTTTACATCCTTAGCAGTTACTAATTTATTTTCTTTTAGTTCAACGCTTAATACTTTTGCAAAGTCTTTTGTTTCCTTAGTGATTTGTTTAATAACAGCCAATAGCTTTTCAGCATCATTAGCTGCGCCGCTAAATATACCCTCGTCAATTACATCTTTACTAATTATTTTCTTTGCCATTTAGCTAACTTTTTGTTTTTCTCTACCTGTAAATTAAGATGCTTGTAAAATAATTTCGTACTCATTTTGTGAACGTCAATAGTAGTGTTCATTGCTTGTTCTAAACTCGCTACCATTTCCCAGTAGTCAACCTCTTTTATATTGCTTTCGTATTTATTAAATATTTCTTTTTCTTCAATACGTACAATAGTTAACAGGCTTCTATCTTCTTTTAAATAGGCATCCAACTTTTTTAACATCACTCTTTTTTTTGCCTCTAAATATTCTTTGAACTCCGACGTTAAGCCGAACAATTCCAAATATTCACCACTACATTTTTCAAACGCTACCCTGCTATTCGTTGTTTCATGCGCACGAGAGTAGTCGTCTAAGCGCAAACAATACTTTGTTGTTGCATCTTCGTGGCATTTAATCCAGTTGAAAATCGGCAACGTATCTAAAGTATCATAAACCTTTTTCGACTTGCTTGATTGCAATTTCGATAAAACGCTTTTGAATAAATTCTTTAATCTCATTTGTATTTTCTGTATTCCATCCTACTATATCTTTTCCGTAACGGTCAAATAATTCTTTGCCCATATCATCGGCAATAATTTCAAAATCCAATTCAGTATTAAATATTAAATCGAATGTATTATAAAATTCTCCTGTATCTTTTAATGTAGTTCTATCTGTTGGCTGCCCTTTACGTGCCTTTATTGCTACTGTGTTTGCGCTGTAAGAAGGCAAAGCGTTTTCATTACTATCTTCCCCTGTGTTAAAAAGTTGGTCTATCCTGTTTAAGTCAATAGCGTACTTTTCAAAAGCATCATTATACACTTGTATCAAAATGCTTTCCCTATCTAATTTAGTTATGTTTGTAAGCAAACGAGAAAGCACATCCATACATACAAAAATATAATAAAAAAAACTTTTATTTTTTACACATATATAACAAAAGCGAAGCCCCCCTACATCCAACAGGGAGGCTTCGCCAACTTAAAACAAACTTAATACTAAAGCTCTATTTCTACCGCTTCTAAAGGTGTAGAATCAAAACCGTTTTTGGTTATACTTAGTCTTAGTATATCGCTACTTGTTTGTGCAGGGAATACAAAGGCGTAAGTACCGTCAGGCTCTTCTGTTACTGTTGTAATGGTTACAGAGGAAGCATCGGTTACGTTATACAAACTAAAATCGGCAGCGACTAATCCAACTACTTCAACTTTGTCTTTCATTGAACCGAAGAAAGTTTCAAGTGTAATATCAAAAGTAGTAGTGCTTTCATTTGTTACGTTAACACCATACACATCTAACAAGCCTCTAAGGTCGAATAAGTCAATAGCAATATCATTTGCCGATACCATTCTAATGTTAGAGTCCTGTTCGTTTATATCCCACTCAAAACCAACTTGTATTTTTTGTACTTCGGTATCGGTAGCTTTTATCAAACGTGGATACCAAGTGTTGTTATCTATTTGAATAGGTCTTAAGAAGCCAGCTTTACTTGCACCGTTGCCAATTAAGTTTCCTTTTTTGTCAATTACCAACGCCCCGAAACGTACGCAGGTAGCTGCTTCCAACTGTGATAAGTATTCAGGAGATTGTTTAATAACAAGCCCTGTGAAACTTCTTACGCCTTGTTGAACAAAAATATTTTTTCCGCTGTTAAGAGTTTCAAAGATTGCATCACCTCTTACGTCTTCAATATTTTCAATGTCAGGTAACGGAAACCAACGCTTAGAAGCATCGGTATCATTTATCCTTGCATCAAAAAACGCTTGGTTAAAAATTGTTGATGCTACTTCGTATTCGTTACGAGTGCCGTCGTTCGCAAAGATAGGAACGAGAATAATTCTTTTAGTTACATCTGCGATAGGTGCGCAATTGGGAAGCCCCGTGTTGCTCAAACCTACTTCGCAATTACATACTGTTGCCATGATTTTTTTAGGTTTTAAAGGTTTAACAAAAATAAATTATAATACTTAACATTCGCAAATTGTTACATCTTTGCGCAAAGAAATAGTTACTTCCACCTCAACGCCCGATAATTGTTCTGAAAATAAATTAGTAACTTTACCGTTTATCGTTGCGCTCAACCCGAATTTTGCGTGTGATGTGATTGTATAACTCCCTTCTAATTCAGATATAGCTTTGTGATTGTTTAAGAAATCCCTAAACGCAATAGCATAATTAAATTGTGGGATGATGTTTAAAGCATAGTGTTGGTCGGTGTCCCAGTCCGCAAAGTTCGCTTCGTCTAAAAAAAACAAACGTAAAGTAGTGGTACGCTCTATTGCACTTGCTTTGTCATTCGGAAAACTATCCCTTATTACTTCCAATAAATACACCATAGGCAGCTTATCGCTGTGCAGTTGTATAGTTGCCAACTCATTGCCTGTGGCTATTGGCGTTCCGTGAAAGTAAAAAGGTTTTTGCGGGTAAACGTAATCTCCTTTTGTCGGCAGTACATTTGTAGTGTACGTAACATTATCGCCCGTTATACTAAGCACTTCATACACTACGCTATTCAATGTAAACTTTAATTGATCCCGTAAGTTAAGCGTACCGCATAATTCAATAGTAACAGTACCATTAAGGTTATCCGTTACTATTTTTATTTTAGCCTTTGGGTTAAATGCTGTTAAAAGTTCTTCTACTATATCTACTGTTGCTTTCATATTCCGTTGCCGTAGTACGCCCATCGCTTACTACCAAAGAGGCGTATAGCTATGTACATAATTTTATTTCTTATTTTCTTTTTAGGTGTTAAAAAATTTAACCACATTAAAAATTCTTTATCTGCAAACTTTCTCGTAGTGGTGTGATAAGTATAGTGATAATCATGTATAAGACTAGCAAGGTTGTAATGCCCTATTGGTGCTATTGCGCTCCAAAATATTTTAGGCACACTTGCGAAGTCGGTAACAAAACCTTTTGGTATCTCTAAAAATCTTTTGTTAGATAGCTGAACAGATACCTCACGCTGCAACTCCCAAATAATTTCTTTTTTTTCTTCACTCATGTAACGCACAATGATATCACCTAATATTATTTTCATTATCCGTTGTTATATATTTCCATTAACTCATTCTTTAAATCTGCGGTGTAATAACTTTTTTGTGCAAAGCCGTCTAACTCATAGGCACTTCCTACTTCATTTGTAAGCCATTGTTTAAAATCAGGGCAGGCTGCACGTGTGTACCATTCGATAAACATAAATACATCTTTTAGAAATTGCTGCGATGTTGCCATTGCTATTTCTTCTTTACGTACTTTGTGTGCAACGTACCTGCGCATCTTTTCAATTATCAACGCCCTTCCTGTATAGGGGTTCTTAGGGCTTTCAGTACCTTGTGTTTTATAAAGTAATGTTTCCCAGTTAATATAGTCCTGCTCCTCACTCACTACCATTGTGCGTAATGCGTAAGGTGCTAAAACGTGTTTGCACATTACCAACCTTTCTTCTGCACTTAGCAACGAAAAGAAACCGCTGAAATCTATTGTGGGGTAATTAGGATTTGCTTTGATAAAAAGTATTTCATTTATTTTATCTCTCGCAAAAATATAATCAATTACTTTTTCTCCGTGAATATCCCACGCAACAGCATCGCTACTTTTGTCAAGCCAGTCGCCTGTTGGTGTATCCTCTTGATAAAGGATAGCAGGTAGTTCGATATTTTCAACCAAAAGTTTTTTCATTATATGTTTATTCCAAACGCCCTCCAACGCAAAGATACAGGGTCGTAAACCATTCCTAACCCTTCGTCAGGCTGTATGTTTTTATTCGACCCAAATAAAAATCTATTTTCTGCATCACTTGAAGCATCGTTGTTCTTTAATTTAATATTATTCGTTCCGACATTATAAAGGAAAATCATTCGAGCCTCTGTAATATCAGGAGGTACTATTCCAGTTAAACTAAAATTCCTTGTTGAACTTAACCGCAATAATACTGTACTATCTAAATCAGCAGGGTTATAGTTATTAGTATTACCTGTTAATGCAGGAGGTGTAAGGGCTGTGCCAAATGTCAAAGCCCCTTGCACCGTTCCTGTTTTTCTAATTACTATACTCAAAGTATTATGCTTTGTCTTGTTCGTTTACCCTTGCTGCTCCTGCGCCTGCGCCACTCCATATTCCTGAAATGATACCAGTATATTTATCTTCAATATAAATATCCCCTTTCTCTAAAGCTACCGCACTAGCTGTTGTAGCTGTTGCTCCGTGTTGCAAATAAAGAGCTTGGTTTGCATCGTTACGTATTATCACTTGCTTTCTATCAACATTGGCAGCGATAATAGTAACGCTTGTTGCGCTTTGAGAAACAGTTGAACCAGTACCAGTATCAGCTAACCCCAACCCATCGGTATTTGTTACGATAGAGTTAAGGGCGGTAATAGCGGTGTCTTGCTTGGCTTCTTTAGCACCGTTAGTATTCAAGGTATCTAACTTCGTGTTAGTGTCCTGCGCCTCCAATAAAAGGTCTTCATTTGATTTGATTACTAAACTCATTTTGTTTTTGGTTTTTAGTTGTTAATAATATTTTTCTGTTATCATATAAAATCCTATCGCACTTGTTCCTATTGCGTTCACTTGCCCTCTGTATGTATCAATTACACACGTATCTTGACGGCTTAACTTGTACGAATAGTTTGTATCTGTTACTCCAGTACCGCATAGCACGTACAACACTCCGTTACTATTGTTGTGTATTACTAACTCCCTGCGTAAGCTATTAGATGATTGTAATAACACCTCTATTAATGAGGCTGGTATATTTGTTTCACTTGCATTATCAGCTAATATTGGTTTGACGTTTACAACATCACCCATCACAACAGTAGCCTCTACCTTCCTTTGCTTACGTAAGTCTACTTCGTTGCTCATTATGGTTTTGTTTTAAATCCGATAATACCGTAAACAGTTCCTGTTGTTACCCCATTAGGCTCTAATCTTATTCGTAAATAACGAGCCATAAAGTAATTATCTTTTATTCCTAACACATCTACCAACTCGCTGTAATTATTCCATGTTTCTGTATCTTCTAAAGCAGTCCACAAATTACCGTCAATACTTTCTTCTAAAATTATTCGTGGGTTGCCATCTGTACCGCTCTTACTGCATTGCAAAAGAAATCTAACATCTTGCGTATTCAAGTCATTTACTTCTAAAGGGGATGTTAACGAAACACCCACCGTTAAAGGACTTGCAGCACTTACGTTGTTAAATATTATTTGCGTTCGCATTTATATTCCGCTTGTATAATCTTTGTATTGACCGTTGTATGTCGGGTAATCACTTTTATTTTTCTCTATAAAGTCTTGTATGTTATTGAACGTATCAATAGCATCGTTAAACGCCTCTACTAAATTATAACCGTTGTATGTCGGGGATGTTGTGTTTTCGTTTGCATTAGTTACCGTACCTGTTACGGTGTTGAAGTGCTGCATATCTCTCACATAGTGAAAGTAAATAAACATCACTAACATTTTTTTTATTCCCTCTGAACTTGTTATGCAATTATTTTCGTCAATATCGAAAGGGTTGAATATACTTTGATACACCAATGTTTGAGGCACTTGTGGCGTTGTTGGTGTTAAGTCCGCAATAAATAAATCGTACAAATCTTTGCCTAACAACCTCACCAAATAATACTTTTCGTACTTACTTATGTACGAAGGTAGTTCCGTAAACCTTGACTGGCTTACTTTGTATTCGCTTACGAAATCTGCGGTTTGTACTATTGCCATTTGCTTTATTGCTTAACAAAATCTTTTCAGATTTGTCGTTTAAAATTTCTTTATTCATAATAAAATAATAAATAGGGTAGAGGTTTTACCCCCTACCCTAAGTATTTACTATGCTGTTTCTAAAGCAGCTTTATCAGTAGCGAAATCACCAGTAACAAAAGCGGTACGGTCGTTGTTCTTCACAACCATTGCACCTCTCCATTACGCACGAATGGTTCTCATGTTTTTAGTGAAATCGTTTCCATC